TGCCGCACGGCCGTGAACGCTGCGCTTGCGGCGATGCGTAAGTGCGGTCTGATCGCCGCGGACTGAGGAGGATCATGAAGATTCGCATCAAGGGCGTTATCTCTGGTACCCGCAACGGCATGGATTGGCCGAAGAGGGGCGAGGAGGTCGATTTCCCCGACGACGAGGCCGCACAGCTGTGCGCTGCGGGCCTGGCTGAGGCGGTCAAGAGCGAACCCGCGCCGCCCGTCGAGACGGCCACGGTCGAGGAGAAGGTCGAAACGGCGACCCCGGCTGCTCCGCTGACCACCAGCACCGGCCCGGCGAAACGTGGCCCTGGCCGACCACGCAAGACCACCTGAAAGGCAGTGCATAATGGCGCGCGCAGTTTACGTGGCGTCCGGCACCGCGGATTCCGCACAGTCGGCCGGGACGCTCGTCGGGCTGTATGTCCGCGAATCTGCGGGTACTCCTGCTGCGGCTGAGGTGGTCATTCGCAATGGTACGACCGCGACCGACCCGATTGTCTACCGCAGGGAATTGGCGACGAACGAGAACCATGTTGTCTCCTTGCCTGGCGTGGACTGCTCCGCGGGTATTTTCGTGGACCGGGTCGCGGGTGAAACCGAACTAGTTCTCTACGTCCTGTGAGGTTCTGGAAATTCGCCTGACCTACTCACCTTCGGGGAGGATTAGATGTCGTTCGACGTCGGAGATTCCGTCCCTCTCGCGTGGGATGTCAAGGACGCTGCTGGCGTTCTCGTCAACGCCAGCACGATCGTGCTGACGGTCACCCGCCCCGACGGCACGGCTGAGAACCCGTCTGTGCCAGCGCCCGGGACGACCGGCCAGTACCGCGTCACCTACGTCCCCGCAACCGAGGGCAGGTACTCGTGGCGTGCAGTCACGACCGGGCCGAGCACTGCCTACCAGGATGTGTTCGAGGTACGTGAGCAGGTCTCGCCGGCGCTGGTTTCGCTGGCGGACGCGAAGACGCACCTGAACATCCCTGCGGCGACCACGACCTTCGATGAGGAGCTCCGGGAGTACTTGGAGGGCATCACGAGGGTCGTGGAGCAGTACGTCGGCCCGATCGTGCGCCGCACCTACACCCGCCGGGTTTGTGGATACCGCTACTCGATCACTCTGCCTCACACGCAGGTGCTGTCGATCACGGCGATCACGCTCGTGATGGACGGCTCGTCACCGATCACCATCGCCGACCTGAGCATCAATTCTGAGGCCGGGATTGTCACGTACAAGAACGGCAGCCTGTTCCCCTGGGGCGAGATGGACTGGACATACCAGGTCGGTCGCTCCTACGTGCAGCCCAACTGGACGCTCGCAGCAAAGATGATCCTGGATCACAACTGGAAGTCTCAGCTGGGAAACCTGCCCAGCATCCAGGGTGATGAGGACCGCGGCTACATCTTCCCGGGACAGGAGATCCCACCCCGGGCAGAGATGCTACTGGCGCCCGATAGCGGTTCGGCTGGATTCGCGTGAGCAGCCAGATCAACGCGGTCATCCTCGCGCTGACCGCGAAGTGGCAGGCGCTCGCTGTGCCGGCCGGGACGCTGGAGGGTGTTCAGGTCGCAGACGGTCCGCAAGTCAACTCTGACCCGTCGTCGGAGTGGCTGTTCGTCGGCTACGACGGCGCCGAGGGCTCGGAGTTCGCTGAAGGTGCGGTGGCCGAGCAGACCCTGATGACGTTTGCTAAAGGCAAGCAAGAGACGCCCGAGATCAAGTGTGCGGCTGTGGCGGTCCGCGGTGATCCCGACATCGCTTCGGCGCGGCAGCGCGCTCTCGCGATCATGTCGGCCGCCGAGGATGCGCTGCGCAACGACATGACCCTCGGCGGCCTGGTCATGCATGCCTACGTTTCTACGATCACCTACATCCCGACGCAGACGGATCGAGGCGCGAAGGCTCGCGTCTGGTTCACCGTTACTTACCAGGCCCAGTTCTAGGAGTAATCCATGGCTGCACTGTCTGCCACCACCCCCACAAACACGGGGACCGTCACTGCCGGCGCGGCGGTCGCGGCCTCGGACACGGTTGCCGCGTCGATCCTGGGACCGCGAGGTGCGTATCTCAGGATCAACAACGGCAATGCCGCGTCCGACAACGTCACAATCTCCGACTCGGGTTCCACTCCGGCAGGTAATGCGCTGGCCGGCGGGACCATCAGTGACACGATCACTAACGGCACCGCGCAGATCTACTACCTGCGCCCCGAGCAGGTGAATCCGGCGACCAACCTGATCACCATTACCCACAGTGTCACCACGACGGTGACCTACGAGTTGTACCCGGTGGGCTGATCATGATCAACACGTACAAGGCGACCGACGAGTATGGCCGCGCCATCTTCGGCGAGGACGTGTTCGACGCCGATTTTGCCGCCGGGGAGGAGAAGGACCACCTCGACGGCGGTCACCTCGAAATCGTTCCGCGCAACTACACGGTGCTGAGTGACAACTTCTCTGGCGGCGCCAAGGGCGAGACATACAGCGCTGCTCTCTTGAAGGAGATCGAAGCTGCGCTGATCGCCGGCGGGCACATCGCACGGGTTTCTGACGCGAAACCTGCAGTCAAGAAGGCCGCTGCCGCCAAGTAGCAGCACAAAAGACGCCCGCGGGTAGCTCCCGCGGGAAGGAAGGCCCGTCACACCCAGGCGCGACGGGCCTTCCGCACTGCCTGGGGTTTCCGTTCCGACCCTGAGATTCCAGGAGCCTCCCCATGGCCATCTTCACCCTCACCGATGCGTTCATCTCGGTGAACAGCGTCACGCTGTCCGACCACAGCAACAAGGTGACTGTCGAGGACAACCGCGATGCGGTGGACATCACCGCATTCGGTGCGACCTCGAAGTCGATCACCAAGGGTCTCGGCGACGCCAAGATCACGATCACCTTCTTCCAGGACTTCGCGGCCGGCAAGACGCACGCGACACTTCAGCCGCTGATCGCCTCGACGACCCCGATCACGGTCGAAGTCCGTGCCACGTCCGCCGCGCGCTCGGCGACGAACCCGGCGGCCCTCATGAGCGGTCTACTGATGACCTACAACATGCTGGACGGCGGTGTCGGCGAGGCCAGCACCATCAACGCCGAGTTCCAGAACGGGTCGCAGACCGGCATGACGTACCCGACCGCCTGATGGTCCGCTACGAGTTCTCGGGCGGCAGGGACTTCCAGGTTGCGGCTGCGAAGCTGCGGAACGCGGGGCGGGATCTGCCGGCGGAGACGAGGCAAGCGGTCGACAAGTCTGCCCGCCCCCTCCCGCTGGCGGCGAAGCGCTCTGCGGTGCTGAACCTGCCGCGCCGCGGCGGCTTGAACCTTCTCGTGGCGCGCAGCAGGTTCACGATCAGGCGCACCTCCCCGACGACCGTCGAGGTGCGCGCCAGGGGCATCGAGCAGCTGGAGAACACGAACGAGGGTCGAGTGAATCACCTGACGTTCGGGCGCCGGCCATGGATCACGCAGAGGATTCCGAGGGCTCGGGACTGGTTCTTCAAGCCGATGCGGAAGGCGAAGCGCGACGTCAAGGACGAGCTCGAAGATGCCATGCACCGGGTCGCTAAGAAAATTATCTGAATCCAGCGGAACCGCCTCCCTGACCAGGCGGTTCCGCTGCTTTTCCAGGTCAGGGCAAAGGTCAGGAGCCAGAAAATGGCATCGAAGGTTCAGCGGATCAAGATCTACTACACAGACGGCCGCGAGGTCGAGGTGAAGGTGAAGCCGCGCGCCCAGGTCGCCACTGAGCGGCACATCGGCGGCGACTGGCAGACCATGGCGATCCTCAGCGTCTACTACATGGCGTGGTCTTCTGTGCGTCTAGAAGACAAGGAGACGCCGGACTTCGATACGTGGCTCGATCAGATCGATGACGTCGAGCAGATCGAGGTGAAGGAGCCGGACCCTACCGGGTCGGGTCAGTCTCCCGACTCATCGTTGAACTGAGCGTAGAAACCGGAATTCCTTTCCAGGTTCTCGTCGATGAGGACTGGGAAACCCTGCTCACCTACATCGAAGTGCTCACCAAGAAGCATCCGGTTCCGCCTGAGTCTGACCCTGCTGCAGGTGCCTCAATTCTCCAGGCGATGGCGCAAAAGTACGGAGGGTGAGAAGTGGCGAGCGACTCCGAAACCCTCATATTTCGCATCCGCGCAATCGCGGAAAACCTTGGCGCGTTCCGGAAGACCGCCGATGCCTCCGATCAGGTCAACGATTCGATGCAGCGGCAGATCAAGCTCTCCGACCAGCTGGTCGGCGCGAACAAGAAGCTGACCGCTGCGCGCGACAAGGAGGCTAACGCGCTCGGCAAGGTTCGGGTCGCCGAGATCAAGGTCAACGAGATCCGAGGCAACACGGCCGCGAAGACTTCACAGATCGCCGCAGCAGAGGAACGGCTGGTGACGGCACGCCGGAACGCGGCTCGTGCCGGCGGTGAGGTTGCGCGGATCGAGCAGGAGTACCGCAACGTCGCCACGAAGGCGCTGGTGCAGGATTCCGAGAAGGCCGGCCGCAACGCCGGCAAGTCGTTCTTCGGCGGATTCCGGAAGTCCATGCGGGACGAGACTGGCAACCTCCGCCGCACCTCCGAACTTGTCGGCCACAGCTTCGCCGGCGGTATCGGCAACGGGTTGCAGGCCGCGCTGCGATCGCAGGCTGGCCCACTGATCCTCGGCGTGCTGCTGGCGGCTGTCGCTGCGGCTGCGCCGGCCATCGGTGCTGTGCTGGCCGGCGGCATCGTCGCTGCCTTCGGGGCGGGCATTGCCACGCTCGGGATCGTCTTCGCCGCGAAGACCGACGCGGTAAGGGCCAAGTGGGCGGAAACCATGTCGCAGATGGGTCGCGACGTCCAGCTGCTGTCCAAGCCGTTCGAGTCGGTATTGATCCGCATTGCCGACATCGCGGCGCGCACTTTCGGAAAATTCAATCCGATCCTGAAGGAAGCGTTCGCACGCGCGGCGGTACCGATCGAGAACTTCGCCGACCAGGCCGGCCGGGCGCTGGAAGGTCTGGCGCCGGCGATTATGCCGATGATCGATGCGTTCGAGGAGATGCTGAAAGCGCTTGGCCCTGGGCTGCAGGAAGCGATCAAGGAAGTCGCGACTGGCCTGATCGCTGTCTCGGAGAGCGTTCGCAAGAACCCGACCGCGCTTGCTGACGCGATCGAGGGTGACGGCCAGCTGA